CAATGGAATGAGTTTGATGATTATTTAGGTTAGGAGGTGTATTGTGTTTGAAAAACTTAAGTCGATTATGTCTGAAAAATTTAACTCAGAAGAAATTAAATTTGAACAGGAATTAGATGCTGATTCTTTTAGCCTGACTATTACCTTCAGACAGCCGGTAAATCTGATAAATGGGGATAAAATAATTATAAACTATGAGGATTTAATACCAATTTTAGTAACTCTTAGATGAAAAAATAGTTCTTGACATTCACTTAAAAGTGTGATATAGTAGTATTAGGTTTATAATTCAGATTGCCACCAGTGGCAATCTCAAATGTGGAGGTGTATGATGAGTGCGACAAATAATACCCCGAAAGCTGAGGATTTTGATTTTGTAGAGACAACTAAAGACTCAAAGGAAAAGAAAGAAAAGATATTAAGACCTATCCTGCCAAAAGAATCTGCAAAAAAGAGAATTGCAAGATTGGAAAAGCAGATTGCCACCAGTGGCAGTCTGACTCCTAAAATGATTAAAGAAGCCCGTGAGCTTGCGGCAACTCCAAAAGGACTTGAGATTGATAAATTTATGCAGAAGCACAAACTTATCAATATTGATCTTCAACAATTACTTCATGCACCATTGAAAAAAGACGGTTCTTTTGCTTAGGAGATATTATGCCTAAATTAACACCAACCGAAGTCGAATGGCATTGTCGTAGAGTAGAAAGTCTTTATACTGATCGTGCTAATTTTGATACTATGTGGCAGGAAATAGCAGAGAGAACCTATCCTGAACATGCTAACTTTATTTATACTCCTTTCGCTGGTGAGAAGCGTATGCAGAAAGTATATGATTCTGTAGCTATTCACGCCAATCAACTTCTTTCTTCTGGTCTATTCTCCCTTCTTACTTCTTCAGCAAATCAATGGGCGCAGTTCCTACCTGTTGATCTTCAATTTAATGATATTCGTGAAGTAGCTTTATATCTGGATGATGTATCTAAGATAATGTATCATGAGATTAATAAAGCATCCGCCGGATTTTCTACTGCTGCTCATGAATCATATCTATCTTATGGGGCGTTTGGAAATCTTTGTATGTTTGTAGAAGAGATACTTGAACAAGATTCTTTATCCTTTTTATCTCTTCCATTATATGAATGTTATTTCATAGAAAATCAATATGGTTTCGTCGATACCTTATATAGAAAATATGATCGAACAGTTGAACAGCTTGTGAGGAAGTTTGGAAGAGATAATTTATCACCTACAACTAAAAAGTTTGTTGATGATAATAAAATTGATACAAAGATTAAGTGCTTTCATATTGTATTACCACGTGAAACTCACGATATGTTATCCCGTAGTTCTATCGAAAAACCTTATGCGTCCATCTATATAGAAAAGAAAGAAAAACACATTATGCATGAGGGTGGATATGATGAACTTCCTTTTATGGCGGCCAGATTTTATAAAGAATCTTTTGAGACCTATGGTCGTGGGCCAGGTTCAACTGCGTTACCCGATAATAAGATGTGTCAAAAGGTAGCGCAAGTTACAATTCGTGCAGCTCAAAAGACTGTTGATCCAGCTCTCATACTTCCTGATGCTGGATTTCTAAGACCTTTACGGACAACTCCAGGCGGACTTAATTTCTATCGTAAGGGCAGAATCAGTATGAAAACTGATATTGATATTCTACCTACGGGAAATCCTGGAATAGGGTTAGAATATCTGGAGTCATTACATCAGCGTATTCGTGAGGCTTTTTACGTAGATCAATTACAGTTACATACTGGCCCACAAATGACTGCTACTGAAGTTATGCAACGAACTGAAGAAAAATTACGATTAATGGGACCGTTGTTAGGTCGTATTCAAACAGAGTTTCTTGGGCCTCTTATCAAGCGAGTTTATGGACTGCTTGAGAGAGCAGGTAAATTTCCACCTATGCCTGAAATATTAATGCAGCAACCTATTAAAATTGTATACACATCGCCTATTGCAAGAGCGCAAGAACAGGTGGAAGCTAATGGTCTTATGAGAGCTTTCAGTGTTCTTGAACCTCTGATTAAAATGAATCCTGAGATATTAGATGTATTTAATACTGATGAAATGTCTCGTGGTGTGTTTGATATGTTTAGTATTAGTCAGAAATTTCTTAATAGTAAGAATGACGTTAAAAAGACAAGACGAGACCGAGCAGAAGCACAGAAGAAAAAAGAAGAAGCTGAAAATCTTAGAGCTTCCGGACAGGGTACAGATGCTATGGCAAGAGCAGCAGCCACAGCAAAAGACGCTGGCATGATGCCAGAAGGAGCTTTTGGTACATTGCAATAGGGAGACTGCCACCAGTGGCAATCACAGATAAAATACAAGAGTTACTTAATAAAAAAAGATACCGAGCATATCAAGAAGTATTCAGTGTTGAAGGCTTACATTCGAGAGAAGTGCTTAAAGATCTGTGTGCGGCACATCACGTGTTTGATGTTGGGTTTGATTCAGATCCTATTGAACTTGGAAGAATGGCAGGAGAACGTAACGTAGTGTTACGAATATTAACTATATTAAAATTAAAGCCAGAAGATATTGTTGATCTGGCGAAGGAGGATTAGGATGAGTTGGTTTCTCAAAAGACTAAGCCCCCTCCACAGTATAGAAGGAGAAGGTGAGGGTGGTGGTGGTAGTGGTGGAGAGGGTGGTGGAGAAGGTGGTGGCGAAGGTGGTGGGGAAGAAACTTGGCACTCGAAATTACCTGACGAGTTAAAAGCGGAACCATCCTTAGTTGATTTTAAAGATGAATCAGAGATGATTCCAATGCCAGTAAACGTGGCTAAATCATTTGTGCATACTAAGAAATTAGTGGGCGCAGATGTTATAAAGATGCCTGTCACAGATGAAGAACGGATGGAATTGTATAACAAACTCGGTAGACCAGAAACTGATGAGTTGTATGTACTTCAGGCAGCAGAAGATATTAATCCTATAATTAAAGAATCTTTAGATAAAGATTCTTCTTGGTTTCGGAAAACAGCGCATGAGTTGGGTTTGAGCGATACTCAGGCCACAGCTTTGTATACTAAGTTTACGAAAGAAACGTCTGATAAGTATAATGAAACTCTGAGGTTCGCAGAACAGGATAATATTAATACTGAGATTCAGTTACGAACTGAATACGGTACTGCGTATGATGGTAAAAAAGTTTTGATGCAGCGAGCCATGCAAGAGATCGGTGGTTCTGAATTTATGGAGTTGATAAACACTTCAGGTATAAATAAAAATCCTGCTTTTGTCCGTGCCATGTTTAAAGTTGGAGATATGATGGCTGAGGATTTAGGATTAGACAAATCTACTGGCGCACTTATCAAATCTAAAGCCTCGGTGAAAGACGAACTTTCAAGTCTTATGGCACATAAAGCGTATCTTGATGGTACGCATCCTGAACATAAAAGTATAGTTCAAAAGGTTGCTGTTCTAACTCAACAGTTACATGGTACGAAACCTGTTCCGGAAACTGTAACTGGCGTAGCAGCATTTTAGATTGCCACCAGTGGCAATCTGCAGATTAGGCCCAAGCCCCTGCAAAATGTATTAATTGGGCCTCCTGATTTAACTTAGGAGACTACCCTTTGGCAAAGGTAAGTTTTCTAATTTTAACAGGAGGACTAATTATGAGTCAACAAATAACCACTGCAATGGTCGAGCAATATAAAGCTAATATTGATTTGCTTAGCCAGCAGAAAGGTTCTCGCCTTCGTAACGCCGTTCGTAATGAGACTGTTGTCGGTGAAAATGCTTTCTTTGATCAGATTGCTGCAACAACTGCACAGCTTAAAACGACTCGGCACATGGACACCCCTCAAACCGATACCCCACATTTAAGACGTAGAGTTTCTCTTGCCGATTATGTGTGGGCAGATTTTGTCGATAAAGAGGATTTAGTCCGTACTTTGATTGATCCCACAAGTCCCTATGCTGTAAATGCTGTAAATGCGTTTGGTCGCTCTATAGATGATGTAATCATAGCAGCGGCTCTTGGAACGGCTTACACAGGTAAGACTGGTGCTGTTGGGGTTGGTATTACCCAGTCGATTTCAGAGGGTAATACTGGTCTTACGGTCGCTAAGCTCATTGAGGCAAAGGGTATATTTTGGGCCGCCGATGTAGACGAGGATGAGGATCTTTTCATCTGTTGTCGGGGTAAACAACTTGAGGATTTACTTGCAACAACTCAGGTTACAAGTTCTGATTACAATACGGTGAAGGCGTTGGTTAAGGGGGAAGTAAATGAGTATATGGGATTTACTTTCATTCGTTCACAAAGAATTACTAAGGCTGCCGAGATTGCTTCATGTTTTGCATGGGCAAGAAGCGGCATCGCTCTTGGTCTTGGTGCTGATATTCACACCAGGATTTCTGAACGAGCAGATAAGAACTATCTCACACAAGTCTGGTGCGGCATGACTATCGGGGCAACTCGTATGGAAGAAACCAAAGTCATCCAAATAGATGTTGATGAGGTTCCAACCTAAGGAGGTGAGTCATGACAACATTTTATTCTACTGAAATGACGAAAGTTCTTGCCGTACCTAAAGTGCCGTTGGCTACTGTAGCTCATCATGGCAAAGTTCGTTATGCTAAGGTGACTTATTTACAGGTAGCTGCTGGAGATGCTGGTGATATTATCCAGTTGTGTAAACTTCCAGCAGGTCGTGTAAGATTGATTGGGCGTTTGAGTAGCCTTTATGTCAATCTTACTACCGGCAGTCAGTTTATTGACATAGGGTGGGCAGCGTATGTTGGTATTGACGGTGTTGCTGTTGTGGCTGATCCTAATGGGTTAGACGGTCATATTAACGCCGAATCCGCGTTAACAACTCTGGTAGGTACGGTGGCTGCGGTGTTAGCAGTTGGTGGTAATAAACTCTTTGAATCACGGGAAGGTGTAGTAATTACGATGTCTGTTGATGAGATTCCTGCACAGAACGATACGATTGATGGGTTTATTGCCTATGTGCTTGATTAAGGAGGTGAGTCATGACAACATTTTATTCAGATGAAATGACAAAAGTTCTTGCCGTGCCTAAGGTGGCGCTATCTCCTGTAGAGCATCATGGTAAAATTCGTATCGCTAAGGTGACTTATTTACAGGTGGCGGAAGGAACTAATCTGGACGTTATTGAGTTGTGTAAACTTCCGGCAGGTCGTGTAAGATTGATTGGGCGTTTAAGTAACCTCTATATTAATCTTGCCTCAGACAGCCAGCTTATCGACATTGGATGGAGAGCATATAAGGATCTTGATGCTGCTGTTGTTGCCGAAAGTCTTGTTGGTTTAGACGATGCTCTTGACGTCGACACCGTAGGAACATTTCTGATAGGTTCAGTTACTTTGGTGGCGAAGGGGGGTAATAAACTCTTTGAATCGCAGGAAGGCGTGACAATTATAATGAGTTGTGATATAAAACCTCTGGCAAATGACACAATTGATGGGTTTATTGCCTACGTGCTTGATTAACCTTTTTCCTACCCTAAAGCTGTTAAGTTTTAGGGTAGCTTAAAGGGCTAATCCAGTCCAGCAAAGCCGACTGAAGGAGATTATTATGGCTTCTAATATAAACATAGCAAATAATGCGCTAATAGCTTTAGGTGAAAAAACTATTCTTGCCATATCAGCTACTACTAAAGCTGGTCGGCTTTTACTCATTATATTTGAAGATAAGCGTGATTACTTATTGAGAAAATACCGTTGGACTTTTGCAGCAAGACGGAAAAATATTGCTGCTGATGTTGCGACCCCCTCACACCAGTACGCTCACCAATTTACTCTACCCTCTGACTGTTTACATTTTAGAGGTATATATCCAGATACAGTTGTATATCGTCTTGAGGGAAATAAGATTCTCTGTGATGAAGACGAGTTGGATATTGAGTACACATACAGAGTAACTGATCCGAATGAAATGGATGTAATTTTCCGTGAAACACTTTC